TCTTATTCCAGTACTGATATATTTTTGCTTTCTATTATAAGTTATTCTTATCTCTATAGAAGCTTTTTTAGTTAGAGATGCTTTTTTGTATCTATTATATACAAAGGATAGTGAAGGTGTTTTCATGTATAATACATTTTTCTGTTAGTATAATACTGGTATAATACAATTAGGGATACAATACAAAAAAGAGAAGCGTACAATAGCTTCTCTTCCCTTTTGGCGGAAGGTGAGGGATTCAAACCCCCGAGTATTTTTAAATACTATTAGATTGGATAATAGTATGTTATACTTATAGTGATAAATAGTAGACTTTGAAGTGTAATACATATATAATATTTTAGGTGTTTTAGATGCTATTTTGGCTGCAAATATAGTCAATTTGCAGAAAGTACCCAAAACAAATGTTAATAAAAATATTATTCAAAATTATTATTCGAGTAATAGTTTACTGATTGATAATTTTGCATAGTAACAAATTCTTCTCCTTTGTCTATGAAATCTAAGAAATCTAAATCATATAATGACATACCTGTATACTATTGTAAAAGGTGTTTGTCTCTAAAAATAAAACCTATTCCTTTATTAAATGATAAGGATTACTGTGTGGAGTGTGGTTCTGCTGATGTAGGACAATGTAGTATAGAAGAATGGGACCAAATGTATAAGAAAGAGTACAAGAGGTCTTTCTTAAGAAAGAATAAAAGAAGATATTAAATATTCACCAAACAAATTATATATTATGGAAAAGAAGAGTAAAACTGTAAGTATGAATCCTGCACCTAAGAAGAGCGAGAAAAAGCAGGAGAAACTGAGTTATGAACAGCTTGAGCAGATTGCTAATGGTCTCAATCAAGAATGTCATAGACTACAGCAACAGCTTCAGCAGGCCAAACAGACTATTGCTGAAACCAATGAGTTGGGTATCCTGCTTGCTATTCTTGATAAGGCAGAGCATTTTAAGGAGGAGTTTGCAGTAAGATGTGCTGATAAGATTGAGGAAATCATCACTACTGCACTGGATGCTTCTGAGAAACAGGAAGAAACTACCGAGGGTGGTAACTAATAAACACTCACTATGAAGGAAGAGATAACTAATTGTATAAGGATTCAATCCAATGAAAACCTGAAGATTTCTCCTGATGGGGATTTCTTCAGGGTTTGGGTTGCCTTTCTTAAGCCTGTCCATGAACTTACTAATAAGGAAATGGATGTGTTAGCTCTTTACTTGAAGGAAAGATACAGATTAAGTAAAACTATCTCGGATTCTAATATTCTTGACCAAGCCCTTATGTCTGAGGAAATAAGGAAAAAGGTAAGAGAAGAATGTGGTATAAAACCAAGACACCTGAATGTCATTCTAAGCACTTTCCGTAAAAAAGGCGTGATAAGAAACAACAGGTTCTTTCTTAATCTGATTCCTAAGTTTACAAAAGAGGGTGCTGGACTGATGATATTTTTTAGTTTTAAGAATGAAAAAAAGCGTATTAGACTCCGCCCTCAAACAAGCGAGTAGAGAGCTATGTGTGAACTATAGAACTGTAGAAGAGATATATAGGAGTTATTGGAAATTTATCCATGATACTATCTCTGATTTACCTTTAAGGACTGAGGAGTTAGATAATATAGATTCTCTTACTACCAACTTCAATATTCCTTTTATAGGAAAGCTCTATACAAATAAGGATAGAATACTGAAATATAAGAATCAATTAAACTATTACAACCATGTTAGAAATCAAAAAGATAAAACCAATAGGCTGCCAAGTACTGGTGACTAAGAATCTCTATGGCTGGGATGACTTTGATGCCTCAGGTCTTATTATGAATAAGAGAGGTGATTTGAAGCATTATCAGACAGTGCTTGCTGTGGGTGATGATGTCAAGTTTGTAAAACCTGGAGATGTTGTTGCCATCAATTATTATAAGTATGCTGAATTTGTCAATGACCCCAATTCCATAAAGGTTAATGGCTCTAATAAAATAGTTCAGTTGCATCTCAATGAGATTGATATGACTAATGATGAGGGTGAGAATGTTTCTTGTTTCCTTATAGACCAGAGGGATATTCAGTATATAATGGAAGACTTCAAAGAAGTGACATACAAGGACAACAATCTTGTTAAGATTAAGGCTCCTAAACAGCAGCTGATTCTTCCTGATAAAGACCTTAAGATGAAATGAAACTATTCAAATACGAAGAATATGAGGTAAAAGTGGCTCCAGAGGCATTGACTTTGGGGCCATTTAAAAAGCTTTGGAGTAGAGATAAAACCAAAGAAAAGGAAAAGGCTACCAATGAGCTTGCTTTCTTATACTTTTACTGTGACCCTAGGTCTGATTATCAGTATATAACAGATGATGATGACAGAATGGAAGCAGTCAAAGAAGGAATAGGATTGGATAAAAAATGGAAACCTGACACTTTAATGCAGAGAGCTATAGATTTCTATAAGACTTTTGATACTACAGCAGCGCTTCTTTTAAGGAGTGCTAATCTTGGGGTACAGAAAGTGAGAGACCTTCTTACTACTTTGGAGCCTAGTGATATGAAGAGTCTGAAGGATTATCTTACAGTGATGAAGCTTATTCCTGAAGTAGCAGCTATGATTCAAGAAGCGGAGAAGAAGATGAATGAGGAAACTGAATATGGAGAGGCCAGAGGTTCTATAGAAAAGACTCTTCTTGATGATGGTCTTGATGATATGGCTGAGAGAGTAAAGCAGGAAAATAATTAATAATAATTAAAATACTTGCACAGCCCACATAAAAGGCTTAAATTCGCAGGGGGTTGAGAAACACTCAATCCTCTGTTTTTTAACACCTAACTTTATGGATACTACACAAATTATCACACTGATTAAATCAAGTTTTGAGTCTTGGTATAATGCACATGTCTCTAAAGAAAACCCTGTAAATATCTTGATTAATTATAGGGATGAACAGAAGCTGAGGTTGAAGGCTTTTCATACTGCTACTATAGAATTGCAGGCTTTAAAATTGGAGGATAGCACTCCTGTTATTACCCCCATTGTAGAGCTGCAGGAAATCTATAATCACGGCTTATTATCCTCATTGGAAATGAAGGAAGAAATGCTGAAGAAACTGCTTATACGGTTATACAGTTTTTCAGCTTAATTATTAGGGGCATACTTAATGTGTGTCCCTTTTTATTTAGATAAGGAGAATATTTATCTTCTTGCTTTTGGAGCCTGTTATCTTTAATTTTGCATTATAAATAATGTAAAACTAAAATGGACAAAATGTTAGAATGGATAACAGGGTTATTAGGAGGAATTGTAGGCTGGTTTGTTGGAATGTTTGAGCCTACTTTTCCTTTAATCCTTGTTGCGATAGCTTTTATAATTTATGATTCTTGGACAGCTTTTGAGCTGGATAAAAGAGTAAAGAAAAGGTATCCAAGTAAAAAGAAGAGACCTGCTAAGTATGTAAGCTATAAAGCATGGGGAATGATACCTACAATGATTGAGAGTTTCATTATCATTCTTCTTATGTTTGCAGCACAGAAGTGGGTATTTGTTGATGTGTACATTCCTCTATGTTATATTGCTACAGGAGTTATATGTGCAGTGCAGTTACTTTCAATAGCTGAGAATAAGGCATCATGCAGACAGCCTGAAGATAGAGGATATAAATTCTGGAGTGTGCTTGCCAAAGTTCTTATTGATAAAACTGAAAGGCATTTTGATGCTAATTTAGATGAACTAAAAGAAGAGTTGGAGAATATTAAAAAGGAGAATAAGAAATGATTTACAAGAAAGGTTCTAAAGGTGGAGTAGTTAAACAGATACAGAAAGCACTGAATCTTTATCCTGATGGTATATTTGGAGCCATTACAGAAGAGGCAGTGATGATTTTTCAGAAGGAACACAATCTTACTGTAGACGGTATTGTGGGCCCTGCTACTCTTGCAAGACTACTTAGGAAGAGGTTTACTTTGAAGAAAAGCAAGAGGTACATTAATGAGATTATTGTACACTGTTCTGCTACTCCTGAAGGAAAAGACTACACTGTGGAAGATATCAGAAAATGGCATCTTCAGAGGGGATTCTCTGATATTGGATACCACTATGTAATTTATAGGGATGGTTATATAGCTGAGGGCAGAGATGTCAATTTAGTAGGTGCCCACTGTGCTGTTGGAGGACACAATCCTCACTCCATAGGTATCTGCTATATAGGAGGACTTGAGAATATTCCTGGTGTTTCCGCATCAAAACTACCTGCTAAGGATACAAGAACTGATGAGCAGAAGGCAGCTATGATGAGTTTGATTATTTCTTTGAAAGGTCTTTATCCTGATGCTAAGGTTTATGGACACCATGATTTTGACAAACACAAGGCTTGTCCTTGCTTTAATGCTAAGAAAGAATATGCAAAACTATGAGAAGGTTTATTCATACCTTATTTGGAGTACTGATACTCATCCTGTTTTCATTGCTCCTTTATTGCTGCAGAACAGTAAGGACAGCAATACAGGAAAAAGAAAAAGTGCAAGACAGCGTAAGAGTAGAGTACAAAGAAAAGGTGGTATATGTCCCTAAGACTGTCTATATTGAAGTTCCTAAGGAGCAGCAGGCAAGAGAAACTTCAGACACTGTTTCTACACTGGAGACTTCCTTTGCGACGTCAACAGCATCTATAAAATGGCAGAATGGAATCCCTCTTCTCTCACATTCTATAGAGAATAAAGAGCAGAAGTTTACTATTCAGGATTCTATACCGACTATAGAAAAGGAAATAGTTAAGTGGAAGACAAAGACAGTTATTCAGACAAAGTATAAAGAGAAGGAGAAACAACTATCTAAGTGGGATACCTTTAGATTGAAGTTTGGAGGCATAGCTATAATAATTTGTTTGGTTGTGATATTACCGTTAATAGTGGGTTTTATTTTGAAGTGCATAAGATAGTTTTTCATTTGTAAAAAGTGTTTACCTCTTGCCTGCGAAGGTAGGAGGTTTTTATTAATTAAAATACAAAGATATGGAAGAGAAGACAGAACAAAAAATAGAAGTCAATAAGTATCAGACACCAATAACAGAAGAGTTGTTGTCTGCATATCCCAATGAGGTACAGAAAGAATTCTGGGACTTTGTGATGTCTGTGCCTTTTATCAAGAATCTTATATCTCCCAATAGGCAATATGCCAAAGACAGACCTAGAGATAGTAAGGGAAGAATAATAGTAGACCTTGCCAATCCCCATATATTGGAGGATATGGATTACTTTAGGCCAGCAGCTATTAAATATCAAAAGGATGGAAGATACACTGATTTGAGACCTGACAAGAATCCTAATTCTCCTTATGGCAGATGGCTGAAGCAGGAGATAAGAAGATGTTGGGAAGGATATGTGAGACCCTCAGATGGTGAATGGGTAACAGGTTATATGTATTTCTACTTAAACTATGTTCCCATGATGGTGACTAAAGTAGATGCTGATTCAAAAAAGAAAAGAGCCTCCCGTGTTGAGGGATTTCCTGAGGTTTGGGAAGCTACTTATTGGAGATTCCATTATATAGAACAAGCTAGAAATGGGGGTATGTATAACAATTTTGAAGGTGGTAATCATGCTGTGGAATTAAGTAAACGTGGCTCTGGCAAGAGCTTCTGTTTAGCAGCTATTATGGCCCATAATCTTTTATTGGGAGAAAATGAGGAAGCATACAAGAGAACAACCACTATTCTTACAGCATATCTTAGGGAGTATCTTGCAGAAAAAGACGGCACACTTTCTAAGTTTGTTCCTATAAAGTCTTTCCTTGCAGAGCATACTCAGTTTCCAAGAAGAATGATTACAGATTCTCAGAATAGAATGTCTTGGAAATCAGGATATAAAGACAAGTTTACTGGAGCTGGGATGGGAGACCAAAATATATTGTTGGGCTTATCCTCTAAAGATGATGAAGCTAAAATCCGTGGTAAACGTGGTTATATACTATTTGAGGAATTTGGTAGCTTTCCTAATCTGATTAGTATATATAATAATGTGAGGGATGGTATGCAGGAAGGACCCTATGTTTATGGCCTTGCTTATTTAGTGGGAACTGCTGGTGATAACGCCTCAGACTTTCATGGTGCTCAAGAGTTGGTGTACAATCCTAAAGGTTATGATGTCTACGCCATTCCCAATAATTGGGATAGACCTAATCAGGGAAGACCTTGGTTTGCTTTCTTCACTCCTGCCTATGTTAATCTGAAGGGATACTATAATAAGGATGGAGTTACTGATGTTGTAAGGTCTTTATTGTTTGTATTAAGTAGGAGATTCTCAGCAAAGTATGATACAGGTGACCCTAAGACTATTATCAAGGTAGTATCCAATATGCCTATTACTCCCTCAGAAGCTATGATTCAGGGAGGTGTAAGCCAGTTTCCTGTTACAGACATTGAGGCAAGATTGCTTGAGATTAATTCTCAGCCAAACTTTTATGATGATGTGGCTGTAGGACAATTAGCTTTAGCAGATGGAAAGGTTTCCTTTACTCCTACTTCAGATACACCAATAAGATATTTTCAGAAGAAGGATAATAAGAATATGCCGGGAGCTATAGAAATATTTGAAATGCCTCAGAAGGATGCTCAAGGCAATGTGTATGAGGGAAGGTATATAGCAGGAGCTGACCCTTATGATAATGATGAGTCTACAACTACATCTTTGGGTTCTATCCTTGTTTTGGATTTGCTTACAGATAGAATTGTGGCAGAGTATACAGGAAGACCTCCTATGGCAGATGATTACTTTGAGATATGTAGAAGGCTGTGTTTGTTCTACAATGCAAGATTAAACTATGAGAATAATAAGAAGGGACTTTTTGCACACTTCTCAAGAATGAATTCCACCTACCTTCTTACAGATGTTTTGGAGATTCTTATAGACAAACAGATGACAAAGCCTGGAGGTGTTGGAAATACAGCTAAGGGAACCAATGCTTCTCAGTCTGTAAATGGTTGGGCAAGGCAACTGATTACCAAGTATCTATTGACTCCACAGACTATTATGGTAGCTGATGAGGGAGGTGAAAAAGAGGTGAGGAGGAGGA